ATAATAAGAAGATCGGCACCACGACCAGTAATAGCACCACCCACACCAGCAGCAAAATACTCTCCGCCAGAGTTAGTTGTAAAACGCCCCGCAGCTTTAGAGTCTTGTGATAAGCTGACATTCGGGAAAACATCTTTGAAATCTTGTTGATCAAATAGGTTCCTCACTTTCCTACCAAAGTTATACGATAATTCTGCCGTATGTGTAGTCTGAATTATCTTTAATTTAGGTTTTTGTCCCATCATCCACGCAGGGAAAAGGTGAGATGCAAACTCAGACTTAGTATGTCTAGGTGGCATATTTACAATAAGTCGTTTTATTTTTCCACGTGAAATGTCTTCAAATTTTTTTGCAATAATTTTATGATGTTTTCCTGCAACAAACTCAGGCCACACTTTTCTTACAAAAGTAAGGAAGGAGGAACGGGACTCCTCTGCAACCTTTATCTGTAGCTTTCTTAATTCGTATTTTAATAAATCCGTTGGGATCTTAGAATTTTCCATAAAAAAGTTATATCATACTTTGTATTTGTGTAAAACTCAACCACTAGGGGAAAACCCCAGAGCGACGGGCTGTTTTGGGGGGTAGGGGTGCGTAAAATTACCAGATATAGTATATTAAAGTTTGTAAGTACCTAGATGTTGTTAATGCTTTTGGAGATGATAGAAGCTGTACGCTGGACAGCGTGGTGTGGTGAAGGCATAAAAAAAGGGCAGGTTATCCTGCCCTTCACCAGCCCTCGAGGGAAACTGTTTAGTATGGTAGTCGAGTAAACATTATCAACAACTGCATTGACATCATAAACAAGATTAAAGCAAGTAAGAACTTCATCTTGTTATATGTTGTGCTAATCGTTGCATGATACGTTGTCCCCATTCCTTAACGTACTGAGGACAATTAGGATCAAGAACAATTGTTTCGACTTCACTTTCAAGAACTTTATAAAGTGCTTTCCAATTAATGTTGTCAACATGTGTTGCTCTAACATCATTAGGGTTAGGAGTAGCAACAGCATTCTCTCTAGTTCTTAAACCAAAGGTCTGCTCAACTACTGCTAAACGTCTGTCTAAATCATTATCTGGCATTTTGATTTTTCCTTTCTAATTACTTCTTACTCCCATTTAATTTTATAGTCAAATTCTTTTTTACTTTTCTTTTCCACAACAAGTTCGCAACTCGCCGTGTACCTGTGTTGGTTTACTATTACTAGGTAAGGCGACAAGAACTGCAATGCAATGGAAATGCGGGGGGCAGATTCCTACATCAGGTCTGTCCTGATTTACTCGCAAGTGCAGTTATCTCTATAACGAGGTTTACCCCCCAATGTATTAGGGCGAACATTGTTCGCCCCAAACTACTTAGGCATTATTGGAACTAAGCAGAAATTCTAAAGTCTGCTACTTCATCAATTGTCGATTTCTTATTTCTCGAAACCGTGCTTTCCGATAAAGGCATAGCTTGTATTTGTTTATATTCTGTTGGTACTTTGCATTGGTGGTACGCAATCTCGCCAAGTTTTTCCTTAACGAGTTTGTTGTCAATCTTAGCACCCAATTTTTGTGATACATGAAGTGAGTAATCCCTCCCATGTAATAGGTTAGCATTTTCTCCAAACGCTAAGTCTATCATTAGTTGTCGGTTTACTTTAATAAAGTCTGCTAAAACTTTTTGCATTGTTAACGCTCTACCATAGGCATCTATGATAGCTTGTTTATTTCTTTTGCTAACACTAGCAGGACTTTGTTGTGCTTTCTCTAGCACTTCTAATATATTAACAGCTTTTGACATTTTATTTTCCTTTCGTCTTTCTAGTTAATTATTCCCTTATATACTATCCCATTCTATTTGTCAATACTTATTATTAATTATTTTTTCACGAAATCTTCCAGAAGCGTAGCGTACCCCGTAGCTTCTACTACTACTATAGTCCCACGACCTGTTCCCGCAATGCAATGCGAATGGAGCTACCACGGCACAACAGTCCAGTCTATCTTCTTTACAAGAGTCAGCCCACTGGTGATGAGAAGCAGAGTACCTGCAGCTACGTGTGCGGGGAACATGACCAGGAATACAATGTACACGGCCAATGTAGCTACAATGTAATGCATCACGCTGCAGCCCCGTCAATCATCTCCTGCATCTGGGCCCACGCTTCAGAGTCTGGATGGATCTGATGACAGGCACCGTCTCCCCAATCCAGGTACCAGTACTCCAAACGATGCAGCGCACCAGGCCTGCTCTGCGGCGTCCAGTTAATGTAGCCGCGTAACTCGTCCGATGGGCCTCCCCAGCTGAACTGCCAACGCCAGTATCCTTCCTTCTGGTCGGTGAATGTATTTGGTTCTACCCAGTCAAAGCTGAGCGCTTCGAAATCTGGATCCTTGATATCCTCTGATCTGTTGGTCCATTTGTCTTCTACTAAATCAATGCATGCCTGTTCTTTCATGTTGTTCCTTTCTAATGTGGTGGGGGTTGGACCCTAGGTTTATTACAGCAATAACCAACCCCCGTTGGTGAGTCAGGGCGTCTGGCAAATGTCTCGACTTATCAACTAATTGATATTACAGCGGTCTCATTCCCATCGCCTCAGCTCCTGACTCGAACTGCATGCGCCTCTCGCCTATCGGGTCACTCGCTTCAGTTCAGGTACTTATATAGTCCCACTTTATTAGATAGTCAAGATCTAATTCTATTTTATTTTCACGAGATGTTCTACGGCAGTAGCGCACCAGCTGCGGTTTACTACTATAGTACCGCGACCCGCGGGACATCGGCAATGGAAATGCGTACGACCAGCTACCATCTCCGCTTCCTGGCTGCAGGTGCAGCTCCTGGTAACTAATATGCCTCGCAACCCCTTGATTTCTGGTAATGGAAATGCAGACGAGCATGCCAATCAGCAGACCCAGCTGCGGGGGACGTGGTAACTACTATTATTACGCTGGGTTTCTGGTGATGGGCAATGGAAATGGAGAAGGGAATCCTTCGGTGAAGCTGCCTGGTACGCTGCCCCCGCTCCTACTATTACTGTTGTGTGGCTTCGGCTTTGGGCAATGGACAATGCAGAAGCACTTCCCGCACCTGGTTCCAGCTGGATGCGCCAGATCCCACTTCTATTACCCAATAGGGGCGAGGACAATGGGCAATGGAGGCAATGGAGGGAGCCACTAATCCTGGAAAGATATACAGTAAGCTCTCTTCGAGGGTAGTGGCTATAATAAAGTTTCTTCCTCCTTGTAAACTATGGTTAAAATTCCATGATTTTTGAAAGGGGGATAATTTAATCTTCTTACTGTGAATTACTTTTAGTTCAACCCAAATCGATATACCATCTTTGATTCCATAACAATCTGGTACGCCTGGCGACGCCCAGTTTTCAAACCTAGTCCAATGAATATCTGATAAATTTTCTTTGACTAATTTCCATAATTTAGTTTCTGGTTTCATTTAAAAATAACAATAAAAAGATAAATAACCAAACCCCAAAAAACAATTTTTTGACCAAAATAAAATATAATCACACCCAATCCTTCCCACCACGAAGGTGAAAAATCCCAGCTACGATTTCCTTTAGGTATTAAAAAAGTATTTCTGTAAGTAAATCTATGTTTCATGGTGCCTCTTTCATAAGTTCTATCATTTGATTATAATAGATTAATCTAAACTCAAAGTCCTGTGCTGTAAGCATTGCTCTTCGTAAGTTTTCTACCCTACGCCAAAACAATGAATCAGTCATAGGTAGCTTAACATAATTATACTTATCTGGTCTTATTAATATTAACTGCATTATTCTTCCTCCAATTTTACTTCTGTTTCTGTATCTTCAGTGCGAGTTTCAGATGGTATTAAAGTTAACTCACTAATCTTATTAATAGCATCCTGCACATCTTTAGCTTCTACATTTTTGTAAATATCCTGAGCAGTATAACTTTGTATAATTGTATATTTAAACATATCTTTCTCCTTTTTTAAGTGTTGATCTACAAAACACTGTTTCGCCACCTAGTCGCACACCTTACAAATTCTCGCCGTGTCGTGTTCAGCAACGCCTCTTATGTAAGAAACGCTAGGCTTGGTTGCATCTAATTGCAAACCAACACTAATTTTTAAGACTGGCATATTTTATACCCACAATGTTAATTCATTGGGACAGGTATGTTTTTACATCTGGTAGCCTGTAGCGTTGACTAATAGCACTGAGTGCATCGCAACTTTTCATTGTCAGAAACCAGTCTTATATACCCTATAATCCCATCTAATCTTATAGTCAAGACTTATTTTCTAATTCTTTTACTTCTTCAAACGTAGTTTCAATACTGTACTGTTCTTTGAGATCCTGTAACTTCTTCTCAACCTCTTCTCTTGACATCGAATCTATCGTGCCTGTGAGTATTTCTTTCTTGTCAATATACAATCCAGCAATCTGTCCACGGCGAGTCTCTGCAGCGACTGCTGCGTTCCAATTCCCTGATTCAGATGCTTTATCTCTAATGCGCGCCAATGTAGATAACGACCTCTCTTGTGTACACTTGTACCTTTCAACTATAGCTCGTCTTTCTGATTCAATAGCTTTTGCAACCAAAGGATATTTCTCAGGGTTCTGGAGCTCTGATGCTCTTACAACTGCTGAGTCTTTTGCGTAGCCTGCTTGTAAT